GGCATTGGCATCTGGTGCATGGGAGCCGATAGCGGACCCGAATGCCACCGCCAATCAGCCGTTGAAGGGAATACCCTTGAACAAGGGGTCAGACCCATACATCGACCTAATTCAATACACAGGGTCCTCATCATACAGCCAAGCCAACTCCAAGGCAGCGGTCAGTTCCACGAACTTCGGCATCTCTGGCGGCTTCTTCCATCTAAGGGGCAATGCGCTGCACGTCAACGCCTCCGCAGTCGATCACTCGTCGTCCAACACGCACTACCCCACCAGCGGATGGGGACAGGGCTCCCACACCGACAGCACGATCAACTCGCTGACGCCCATCCCCCTGTCAGAGATAGCGGACCACAGGAACGTGCAGGGGAGAAGCGAACCGAGGCTCGGTCTAGTGATTGAGACAGAGAGCGAGAGGAGCAGCAACGCCAACGTGGAGTATGCTGTTGTGGGCACTAAGGCATACTCTCTCAACAGCGACCTCGGCATCGGGCAGCAGTTCCCTGTGACGCCATCGTGGACGATAAACACCAGATTCACGACCAAGGGGATGACTCTCGACCCCTCGTCCCCCACCTCCCAGACCATCTCCGGCCAACACACCAAACCAGTGTGGAGCCCTGACACCAATGCATCGAAGGGAGGGTCATCACTGGCTGTCACAGCGGAGGAGTATGCCAAAGACACATGGTCTGTGAGAGGTTCAGCAGATCTACCTTCATGGGGTGGAGCATACATACTCAGGAAGACGTATCTCAATAGAACGGAGGATGGATCAATATCAACAGAGATAGATGGCAACTCAGGCGCTGGCATGATATCTCACCCAAGAAGGAAGCATGTCGATTACTATGTCCGCCTAGTGAGGCCTCTGAAGATGTTCGGATTCGCATCACAGCAGTTGCAGGACGGCTGGGTCCATGGAGCCCGTGTCAAGTTTGAGAGCGGCGACTACGAGGATCTGGTATTGACTAGGGACAACAGATATGGTGTCTTTGAAGCCAATCTGGATATGAATCTAGGGACTCTGGACTTCATCAGCACAGCGGATGGGGCATTCCAGATCGAATATCCAGACGCCAATGAGCATGATGTCGTCTACCATCTGATACCATCCACAGCCATGTTGCAGTTCTTCAAGTCGGATGCCGCTAGGAAGACCATAGACGGTTCATTCAACCCAGAGATTGAGCCCAGATACTCGCAGACCACTCACCCCGGTGGTGGCGAGTCAATACATCAGTCCGAGTCCAGATACGCCAATGACGGTACAGGAGTCGGTGGAGACTTTGCCAGACACACTCTGCCAGAGGAGATAAGCAGGAAGCACAATGACACTGCTGCAAGGCTATATCCATCATTCACAGTGGTTGAACACAGCGGCACGACGCTTCTTTTGGAAGATGCATCCATGCTTCCTACCAGCGGTAGCCTGTTCGTGGTCAATGCCGGTAAGATAGCATATACCGGGAAGACTGGAAACCGTATAACGGGCGTGACGAACAGCACTGGAATATCATCTCTCAAAGGCTACGTTGCCCGATATACGACTGTTTCGACCCCATCTGCATTGACGGACATGAGGGCTCTGACCCACCCGCATCTGATTGCACCCACATTCGTTGACAATGCAGTTGTAGCAATGAAGCAGGTTTCTGACGCATGGAGGCGCTATGATGCTACCAACGATGCTGTGAAACAGACCAGTCTGTCGTTTAGAGGACTGCTTGAGTACGATCCATCTGACTTCTACATGACCAGTCAGCGACCAGTTATGATAGAGGATGGTGCGACAACAGCCAAGATAAAGCCGGTTCGTGACCAAATAACGACATTGAGGCACGATGGACAGACGATAACCTCAGACAGGTTCGCCCCATATCTCATCGACAGGTCAGGGGTTCGACTCAGAGTGGCTGGCGTCGAGAGCGATGACATATCCACCATATTGAGATTCAGGAACATAGATGCGGATAGCCTGTCTGATTTCGGAATTTCTCCGGGAATGGCCATCTTGGGGCAGTTGGGCCATGTGGGAATAAGGACATCCGATGCGGTCATGCATATGCTGAACGATGCATCGCCTGAGTTAGCCGCGTACAACGTGACGCCCAGCGCCAACCTCATTGGCAAGGACAGAGAGGTCAGCAACACGTTGAACGCTCATCCGAGCCTGAGGCTGATAAACGACCACTCTCCCACATACACTGCTAGAAAGAGCATAGGTCTGAACATCATGGAGGTCATATCTTCATTGAGCCAGATAGATGGTAAGCAACTCGTCAACGAGAGATCTGGCGGATTCATCTATTCATCCGACTCTTTCAACCACAAGGGGAACGTCCTCGGTATGGCGAATGGCATACTGGACATAACAGTCAGCAAGATGCTAGACGCACCGAACGAGATTATCGTAGTGGGGGACTCATCAGCAGCGAATGAGAGAGCCTTCGTCATCATCAAGGACATGGAGAGGATGAAGTCAGATGCGAGCAGAGGTGCGAACTCAGAACTCGTAAGGACTCTAAAGAAAGAAGTCCCCGGAATAAAGACCAAGGCCGAGGCGCATAGGCTCGCCAAGAACATACTCCATAGAACCGAGAACGGGGCCCCTGTAATCACCGTCAAGGGAGCATTGAGATCGACCATGATACAGCCCGGAGAGATAGTTTCAGTCGAGTTCCCCACCCACAACCTATCCGGGGACTTCGCTGTCTTTGAGGCGTTCCACAACTACTCGACACTGACATCCGACTTCATCATCGCACAATACGAAAAGGGCATAGAGGGGATACTATCCGACTTGCAGACGATATCTGGGAACAGCGAGCCGCTTGAGGATAATGCCGGGTCCATAGTGGATGTCGTGGAGATGTCCATAGGCGGCAAGGTGCATGTCCTAGCCGCATACAAGATGCTAGTCAGAAACATAAACAACCAAGGTTTCGTCATAGGAAAGAATCAAGGCGGATTGGGATACATTGGTGTCAATGCGAGCGGCGGCTATGCCAAACCCGTCGGTCAAAGCAAGAGCCTATTCAAGGAGGTGATGTGAGATATGCCCGTCCTCGATTCACTAAAGTCGGCATTGGCAGACCATCTATCCACGCTCGTCACAAGGATGACGCTGGGGTCGAGTGGAGGAGAGGCGTCCAGCAGGGACGGGGGTGCAGGTAGCCCCCAGATAACCATCACACCTTCCGTCACCAAGATAGACGACAGGACCGTATCCGTGTCCGGCGTCTTCACCACGTCCGAGACATCATCGGAGACGCTCAAGGAGATCGTCCTCCATGGGGACACCGCCCTCGACACCCCTGCATTCAGGGCCACGTTCATGCCTATCGACAAGACATCAAACAATGAGGTCAGGGTCGATGTTCTGATGGAGGTAAGGTAATGGCGACGATAGGCGAGGGACATGAGAGGGCTGCTCAGAGTTATCAGGACGACGGACTTCTGGATCAGGACATACTGACCAGTCCGACCCTCACGAACTTCAACGAACGCGGACTTCTGAATGGTGTCGTTCCCATCCTACTTAACGATATCAATGACAGCAATCGCAACAGCAGCACTGTGGGCAATTGCGCCGTGAGCCACTCGTCCACCACGCTGTCCATCGCAGCAGGGACGGTCCTCCTCGATGGAGTGTTCCACTCGATAGGGTCCGCATCCCTAGACATCACCTCCTCGTCCCACACCGGCAAGTTCCCCAAGAACTCCAGCACCCTCCCCACGCTGACCGGGGCCAACTACGAGAGGATACTGCTGGTCTATGTCGATCCGGCCATCACGGGCAAGATCGCCATGATATACGGCAACGAGGTCAACACGGGCTCAGGCGTCTATCCGCAATCACCATCGGCCCACCTAGACAAGCAGACCATCGTTCTGGCCGCTGTCAGGCTCACATACAGCAGTGGGGTCGCCGTTGGCAACGTGAACGACAAGCGTGTGTTCCTACGTCCGGGGCCCCTGCCGCTATCCGCCCTCATCAACTCCGGCAACTCCGCCACCAGCCCCGTCAACACCCTCATCACCAACAACACGGGCAACCTCCCCATCACCGACATGGGATTCGTATTCGCCCGTGACCCCACTGGATTGGGCTCATTTCCGAATGGCGCTGGAGAGACTCACCTCTTCTTCCAGTCCGACCAGACGACCAGCGCCAACGTCCCCACAACGTCAGGAGGAGCATACCAGATCACACCAGTCCACAGGACATCCATCAAGACCGCATCTTACAACGGGTCATCCACTGATGTGGTTCTTGCCTTTGAACCGCTCGGATCTCAAGATGAGGCTTCGACCAAACTCGTTGAGGTCATGATATACAAGACAGGAACTCCTAGATTCATAGCAAACCTAGTTCAGGGATCTGACTTCACCATATCTGGAAAGACAGTCACCATCAATGGCAGTCTTGGATACACTGGAACACCGACCAACGCCAAGATAACCTATGTCCATGCAGGACATGAGTGAATCATCTGCTGACGGATTCTCTCTTGCCACCAGCGCCGAGTTGCCTTCTCATCTTCGGTCTGACATTGCCACGGCTCTTGTTCCTAGCATATCTGAGTCTGGTTCTTCCCCTCTTCACCTTTCTGGCCTTGTTCCAAGCGCGAGCCTTGCCTTGCTTCTCTGCCCTGCCCTCTATGGTGTTCTTTGAGTATCCACGGAACTTGCCCTTCTCATCAGACCTGATGATCTCCCATGCCTTCTCAAACTCATCGGGAGCCCATGCGTCACACACATGATCAGCACGGCAGGTGAAGTCATACCACTCACAATATCCAGTCATGGGATCTTCGGTCTTACTTGAGTCCCATGCCTTGCAGTTGCCACACTTCTTGTCAGTCGTGGCCTTTCTGTAATTAGGAGCATCGGACTTGGCCATTGAAATACATCCCCATTCAACTCAAACGACGGACCTCTCCATCTCCCTCATAGGCTTCGATGCATTCTTTGCAAGCATAACCCCCACCTACTCTATCCATGTTGTCGCCCACGATTTCAAAATCTGCCTCCCCCGTGCAACGAGGATGGGCTTCTGATTCGCACCTTTTACCCTTCAGCAAGGACCATGCCTTCTCAAACGTATCCATCTAACAGTTCCACCTCTTCAATGCCGCACCTTTCGGTGTGAGTTTGCCACCCTTGCTGGTCGGCCCCTTGACACCGGACATCCTAGCGCAGAATGATTTTCGCCTCTTGGCCTTCTTCGATCCGGGTTTCAAGGTCGATGGCTTCTCAGTGACAGGGGGTTTGAGGTTTGCGCCCTCCTTGCGTTTCGCTGCTGCGCGTCCCTTAGCGTTAAGACCGCCTTTGCGGCTGTGCTTATTCGGGTTGTATCCATGGAAAGGCTTGTCCTTTTTCTTGCCCTTGATGAGCATGGCCTTGGCCAGAATGATGCATGAATCACATTCGCAGATGGTTGATTTCACCATGGTCGGCTTGCCCCCCACTCCCTGCGGCTTGCTTCTCTTTCTTCTAGTAGCCGATTTCTTGTCCTTGGCGCTCATGCTTCCCGATGTCTTTGGAGTCTTGTCACTCACTTTCTTAGACGGCCTGCACTTGGGATATCCCTTGCTATCCTTATCGGCCTCATCCCTTCCACAGGGTGGATGCTTTCCATCCTTGTCCTTCCTCGACACATCGACCCACTTCTCCTTGAACCATCGCCTAAGGTCCTTGTCAACTGACTTGGATATAGGACTGACAATCATTTCTTACCCTTCTTCTTCCAACCGCCGCCTTTGGACTTGTACCATTTAGCAGCCCAACCGTTGGCATAAGCAGAGGGATATACATCGAATTTAGAGCGAGCCTTTGACTTGGCCTGCGACCATAGGGACGGGTTAGTGGGAACATTGTCCCCTTTCACTATCTCCCATGCTGCGTCGAATGCTGTCATGTTTTCACCTAATTAATATCAAAAGTGCCAGATCTGATGTCGTAAATGCTGCTCGCACCGCAATGTCCACAAGACGCATAAATCCCATTTACATCTGGTAAGTAATGAGGCCCGTGTTTCATCCACTTGGAATCCCTTCTATATCCAGCAGGGCGTAAAACATCATCGAAATAGTCATCCGTTCCCAGATCCGACTCCTCCATGCCGGGATTCATTGAAAGATATTCGCTGATGGCTCCCTGAGCCTCTTCATCTGTGGTATTGCAAGCACATGAGTCGCCGTCATGCCATATCTGCTCATACTCAGCAGGCTCCATGGGACCTGCACTGTCCCTAACCTCCTTACATATGCTCCATGCTTCATTGAATGCAGTCATTATTCCACCCTATCTCTCTGGCTATAACACCCTTTGCAGAAGGCATTACCTTTCTTAGATTCGTAGGATATGTTTTCATCGTTGAATGCTTTACCACACAGATGACACTCACCACCATGATTAACAAATTTCTTGCCATCGAAGGATATTCTGGGTGCTTTCACTACATTCCAAGCCTTGTCGAATGTTGTCATCTTAATCACCATTACACATTGAACAGATGATTGAACCATCCTTTCTCTTGAATACAGGGGCATCCAATGGCCCTGTGCATACTTCGCACATATCTTTGCCCTTCATTGAACCATGATAGGGTTCGCCCTTCACAACGTCCCAAGCCTTGTCGAATGCTGTCATGCTTCTGGCCCCCACTCACAATATCTGCATTGTTCAGGATTCTTTGAATCTATCATCCTTATTTCTCCCTCTCCTGTTTTCTCCCAATGGTCGTAATCAACGATTTGCCCTCCTATATCATCAGGATGAACCATCTCTTTACAGGTAGGACATTTTACCTGTCGGGCATCTTCTTTCATTAGCCCCCAAACCTTGTCGAATGCAGACATCAACCGTCACTAGGTCGTCAATCCTTTATTGAAACTTCTGTCCCTACTACTTTCAATCTAGGCCTCGTCTTCTTCCAGACGCATTCGCACAGTGGGCACTCCCAGAGGAAGATCCTGTCACGGGAGCCGGAATAGAATCCGTTTATCCTGATGGCGAGGACCCTGTTGTAGCACTTGGGACAGACTTGGCTCACTTTGTCCTTGTATGGAGTCTTGGACACCATCACTCTTCCTCCAGAGGAGGACCCACGACTATACGATCAGTCGGCCTGTCGTGTTTGAACGGTATCTCGACTTTCCTATGCGTTCTCTCGTCCCTTATGGTCAATGTCTCCGAGACTATCATGTTCCTGTATAGTCCTGCGAGCATTCCGACTTCTCCGCATAACTCCTTGATGGTCGTGCGAATCCAGCCCTTTCTCCAATTGGATATCATAGTCAAAGGACTCGATAGGTATGACAACAAGTGTTTGGCCTTTGAGAATGGGCCTTGTAAAAACACCAATTCCTGCAACTCTATCCTTCTTGGGAAGTCGCCATAGTGAACCTCAGTTGCCTCTCCAACTATGTTCAGGACATCTTGATGTTCGATGTCTAGGTAATGCTCCTTTAATAGCATGGGGCCATCAAACTTAGTCGATCCATATCCTACCAATCTAATACCTGCTACGGAGTCTAACCATGACTGCAACTGATTCAATCTATGCTGCTTGACCTCCATTCCCATGACTTCCATCTGCCTTATCTGGACATCATCGCTAAGGAATATGACAAATGTCTTGCCATCGAAGAATATCGCTGCATCCATACTCGTATCATAGATAGATCTCCAACCGTTCTTCAGACCAGTCGGGTCTGTCGTTGTGAATACCTTGAACGTGGCTATGTTGTTAGCCAGCATCCAATCATACAGATCCTTATCCATATTCAAACCTCAAAATACACAAAGACAAGTCTTCCGTCTTTTACGGTTTTGACCACTCCGCTCTTTATCATGTCATCTATCTTCCTTCTGGCCGTCCTGACGTTTATTCCCGTCTGTTTCGCATAGACATCTGTAATCTGGCTCTTTCTAACGACTTCCCTGTTCACTCTGTTGTTGACCATCTTGTGACTCTTCTTCCATGCCACCTTCCACTTCTTCAGGTTCCCTTCAGTCTTCTTGGCTTCCCTGTATGATTCCTTATCCTCAAGCCACATGAACAGGTTGTTCAGATTGTCGAAGATGATCTCAGTTGCCATCATGACATGATCGCTTGTCAACTTGGTTGAGCCCATTGTAGCAGCAATCAAGTTGGTGAATATCAATGTGTAATTCTCGACGTTCGGGAGGAACGACATGGCCGTCTCTCTTATGTTTTCATTTCTCACCTGTCTCACTAGAGCGTAATAGTCATCCACTGCATTGAGCAATGCAGGGTAGAAGTTGGCGGACACTTGAAACACATCGTATCTGTGCTTTATCGCCAGCCTCTCCTTCTCCACATCGTTGAGTTTGGCGTAATCCTCCTCGCTCATTTCCGCTGCCTTGAGAATCCTGCCACGGATGATGTCGCCAGTCTGCCTGATTGAGGCAGCAAGATCGTCATACGACCATATCTTATCCGGCACGGGAACGTATGCCCCACTCATCCTATGCTCACTGGTAGTCTGTCTCGTCTCTATGCTGACGCTGTTTTGGAAGAGGAATACTCTTTGGAAGAAACCCTTCTCAAGAACGTGAGACATGATATCCTTTGGAGGGAATGTGGTCATCCACAGAGATACTCCTGATGGAGTGTGGACCGAGCCACTCACAAGATGCTTGACAAGCACGTTCGTCTCACTTCCCAATGGAGCCATGGCTTGTTGGAGATAGAGTATCTTATCGCTGAAATATGCTTTCTGATCGTTGAGGAGGACGCTCGCCTCGTCAAAGAGCAGAGTCTTGTATCCATTGAGAAGTCCGGGTATGACTTCCACATCATGCTCACCAGTCGGCTTCCCATTCTCCCCTATTATCGGTATCTTCTCAACCGTCCCTATCAACTTGGCATCAGAACCAGCAGTGAAGGACTCGGCATTGATTTCCAATGCCCTGAGAAGTTTCGCTGTGAAGTCCCATGCTACTGACTTGCCGGTCCTTGACTCTTGTATCCAATACACATGAGTCCTGCAATCAATGTGGCTTCCGTGAATAGGTATCCTGATGTATGGCGCTAGATACTGCCCCAAGACAAAGAAGTACGACAGCAGCCCCGCATATTCATTAAAGTAAGAAACCGTGTTGAACCTCTCGACATACTGTCGTATGAAATTGCTTCCAGCGGAGGGAGCATTGACGAACGAATAGTCGCTCCACTTCCGCTGTGAGTCATTACCAACAGATTCTCCAATCAACTACATCACCCCAGAATTACCCCAAAGCCGCTATTCTATATGACCTCTCACGCTCGACTCAACTTCACTCTCTCATCTGCAACAGGATCCTCGCTGTTCAGACACTCTGATATTCTCTTGGCTCTTATCTTGCCGACACCCTCTATGGTTTGCAACTCCTTAGGGTTGGCAGAGGTTATCTCTGCTATCGATCCGAAATGCTCTAACATCCTATTTGCAATGGCCTGACTGCAACCAGCGGCTCTGAGAATGTCCACCCTTCGATCTTCTGATGCTGTCTTTCGCATCATCCTGTATGTCGATGATGATCCCAGAGTCCCGTGCTTCTCAAACCTCTTGCAGATGAAACGAGCAGCGGATGACTTGTCTGGGAATGTCACAACATGGACATCATAGTCAGTCATGAATCTCGCAATGGATCCCACGAATGATGCCCACGCCCTTGCATAGGGTATCCTTCTGCCGCCCTTGCGAGCATCAGCGACATACTTGTCAACGGTTCCATGTATGACCAGTATCATGGTATTGTAGTTGTCATCGAGGTTCTGCAACTGCCTTTGGAGATGACCTGATTGCAATGACTGCATGTAATCATGTATGGTCTTGGCCTCTATGCCGACACTGGAGAAGGCATAGTCCGTGATGAGGTTCTCCCTTGTCTGATGATAGAGGTTGTTCTTATCGAGATACTTTCTCACTAATTCTTCAAGACCGGATTTCTCTCTATGGTCGATGAACATCACTTTAGTCATTGGTCATCCCCGCCCATGGCATAGGCATCTTGGAATAACTGTGCCCTGTTGAGCATGTCTGTTATCATCTCAGCGAATCTCGGATCGACTGTGATAGCAACCAACTGCTCGTTCTGAAGAATCTCCATGAATCCGCTTTCATGGTTAAGCCTGAATGCCCATGGAAGAAAATCCATGGCTTGCTGTCTCTCTTCATCATCCATATCTTCCAGAGATCCTAACAGAGTCTCTGCTTTTTTCTTTCTTATCTCTTCTAATTCATTATCTTCCGTCACGATATACCACCTTTTCCATCATAGAAAGGACACTTGCCAACGCATAGACCCTGACTATACAGAGTCGGGCATGTAGGAGTCATGTATTCTCTGCTCATACCATGCATTATCATCTTACGAGTCACATCCGGTTTGTAATCAGACCAGTCCAATTCATGGATGAAACCGTGAGTCTTGTTGAGAATCTCAGATGGAGGTACTTTCGTGTTACTAGGAGGTCTGGCAAACTTCCTGAAATAGTCCAAGAGATACATCAGGAGATACACCCTTGGCATGTGAGATGGGTTGCTGCCCTTGACACAAGCAGATGCCTCTATACATGGAAGCATGGGTATCCCAGATACGCTTGATGCGGATATCGTGATGTCATCGCTGTCGAATTTCATGGCTGTGTTGTTGAGCATGAATGGGTTGCCCGGATCCCGATGAACGATGTCTATGTGAAGTCCCTTAGCACCACTTATCTTCATACCTCTGGATGCCTTGGTCGCCATCCTAGTGATATGGTCCCATCCGATGGCCAAGTCTGCTTGATCGACAGGTATCGACCACAGACCCCTCTTGAAGTTGAACGTGTTTGGTATTCTTATGTGTCTATCAGGCCTGAATGACACCACTGGATCAACTGTGATGAGATCCATGTCCTTGATCCACTTGTTCAACATCGCCCTGCCAGAGAATAATAGGTCATTCAACTGCATGGCAGACACGTCATGGATGGTGTCAAGCATAACCCAAACATGGTATCCACCCCCGCTAAACCATGTCGCATGGCGGTAGTCACAGTCTCTAAGATACTTGACAAGATTGTGTGTATCGACCGTGCATCTAACCCCTGCCTCATCATCATCGATATCCATCATCTCCTTAGCCCTCCCCTTATCGAGGTCGATGACGAAATGCGGAACGATAGCAGTGGAGTATTCGCATCTCGTCTTGTTGGGCTTCAATTCCTTGAAACCGTACACAGTCGTAGTCAGGTTGTCCTTGCCATTCATGGATGATACATAGCCCTGCAACTCATCCATGTTCCTGACTACCTTCCTCAATCTCATATCGACCTCTCTTGGGAAGTGGTCGAAGAGATGGCTCAAGAGAAGGCCTCCTGTCTCAAATTTGATGGTTTGAGAACCTCATAGTATCTGGGACAGAATCCCTTGATCGCACACCATGGCTCGCATATGTATCTCACAGCCCCTTCATCCTTGAGGGGGAACATGACTCCATTCTTGTTTCCAGTGTATTGCTTGTGCATACCGACAAGATCCTTCAGCGACTTCATCATCGATGAAACCTCCCTGACTCTGACTGCCTCGATATGCCTGAATATATCGTCAGCGCCAGTGTGGTCCCATCCCCACCATTCAACGTCGAGTCCCCCAAGAACCTCATGCTCGCATCTCTTGATGAGATAGACGTAGTATGCCATCTCCTTCCTCATGTGTTCCCACTTTCTAGGCTTGCCGCTCCACACTCCTGTCTTCAACTCATGGACATGGGGTATCCCTTCTCCATCCGCGAACAGCCTGTCAACGATTCCTGTAAGATGAACAAGAACGCCGTCGATCTCGACAACGGCATCGAGGGAAACCTCGTTTCCTATCGGTAGGAAGTATTCATCCTCGGCAGTCATGAACCTCTTTGCCTCGGCATCGAGATACTTGATGAGATGATCCTCCTCGCCCAGTGCGTATCCCTTCTCCTCGGATATGTGAGTGAGGAAATACTTCTTCACTTCATCATATCCATAGGACCTCATAGACAGTGCGTATGAGAGATTTATGTCCTGATAGAATTCCTCTATCGCATCGTGGACATTCGACCCCCTGATCATGTTGTCATTGGCAGGTTCCTTGATCCCCAAGGGATACTTCATGAAATACTGCTGGGCACAGAACCCAGCAGTGCCAAGAGATGTCTTGGATACCCTGAGTATGATGTCTGGGGGCATACCGGGATGCCAACCATAGGTTGACTTCAAACCGGGTTTGCCGGGGACATCATATGCCCTTGGTTCTCGTATCTTCATTAATTCGGCCATTCATCAATACACCCCATATCAGTTTTTAGAATCTTCTTGGATCACGTTGTCAGGATGGTCTATCGATCCATCTCTCAGACCCGGCCATCCAAACCATTCGCCGCCTTCCTTGTCCTTCCTGAAGAGATGTATCCTTCCGGGGGACTTGAGGCTGGTTCGGTTCTGTGTGACCACAGCATAGGAATTGACAACTCCAGTCAACTCCCCTCTGTCATCCCTGTCCTCATCGACCTCTATGATTGCAGTCTGTTGTAGCCAACCCTCTGTGTCCTTCAACCAGTGTGGGCTTCCCGCTCCGATGATCTCAGCACCTGTTGAATCGTATTGAGGCTTCATGTGCGTTATGATGTAGCAATGGACACCTCTCCTGCACAATTCCTGCAACACAGTCAATGCGCTGTTGTATCGATTCTTTCGTATGTTCCAGTTGAACCTGCCAATCTTAGTCGTGGCATCCTTTCCTGCCACGGAGATGCCATCTGGACCCAACTTCAGGTCATCGACCTTCATGGTCGTCTCACAGATGTTCAGCCAATGGTCAGCGCCATCGAAGCATACCGACTTCAGGTATGGCTTAGGCATCTCTCCATTCTCTGCGAAGTATGCAGCCTGCCTATCTGCCTGATCGACAGCAGCCAATAGGAAGTCGAGGGTCTTCTGGTATGTCGCTGGGAAGTCATACGGGACTCTGCTCTTGTTCTTGTTCAGCACCCATGGATTGAGAACAACGATGTTGTTGTTTCCCGGATGATGTGCAGCCTTGGTTGTTTCACCACCTAGATCGAAGTCAAGATGCCATATCTCTCCGCCGTTGTCAATCTCCTTCTCAGTGAGACTATCTAGGATAACCCCGGTCTTTCCGCTCTTTGGAGGTCCTGCTATGCCCATGAGGATGTAATTGCCCTTCCATTCCTTCGATGCCCTTGCTGCGGCTATCTCCGTCTCTATGGGGTTCCAATCCACGTTACTGAACTCTGGGGCCGTGACGACCTTGGGAGCCATTGGTTTCGGTTGTTTCATGTCCTTTGGAGTGGGCACGGGAGCCTTTGCCCTAGCCCTCTCCTTCTGGATGATCGCTTCCTCCTCCTCTCTCATCTGTTGAGGGGTTGGAGCATTGGGATCGATATCTTCTCCCCATATGTTCTTCTTTGCAGCCGCCTTGGGCTCTGATGCTTTCTTTGGAGGCGAACCGTCCGGCTTCTTTCCCGTCTTCGGGTCAACTTTCTCCCAGCCGTCTATGAATCCTGTTCCTGCCACGTTATCAGCCCCTGAATCCACCGAAGTCATTCATGTCCCCAGCGTCCTCTGGGACATCTTCAGCGATTATTGACCTGAGCGGGGATGCCCATACGTTCTTTGCATTGAATGAGAGTCTGATGTCTCCTATGCTGTCAGTCCAAGATCTAGTCTGAACCACTGCGAACACCTGAGAGCCCTTGGCATAGGTATGCGTCTCGTTGTTCTTCATGACATTGAACGCACCCATGGTGACGAGTTTTCTTGATACGTCAACCCATATCGATGCATTGGAATCATTGTTCCTGAGGGAGTTGCTCATGAGAGTCAGCGAATGCTGGTATCCTCCTTCCGAGTATTCTCTCTCCTTTCCATCATGGTCTAAGTAATCCACGACGCCCCTGATTAGGAAGGTCGGGCCGACTTCTCTGCCTTGATCGGTTGTCCTCAGGTTATCGTCATGATACTCATGTAGTTGCGATAGGTCTGGCTCATAGGGTATGAATTGCGGTAGGAACTGCTCAGGCGAGAACATGTCCTTGACTTTCATCATAATGCCATCGTCAACCCAATCAAGGCCGTACTGAGGCGATATGTTTCCTGCCTTCAGCACGGGCACTTCAGAGTCATACCATGCAGTGTCCTTCTCTGCCTTGAACATGACTGGCACATTCATCCTGATATCGATTTCAGCAGCATCCCATGAACACTCTAAAACCATAGGAGGCAATGGTCCCTCAGATAGGAACTTGTCCTTTTCATTGACAACCACAAGCCACTCTCTCTTGAACGAATATGCTTTCTTAGGGCCATTAGCACCCATCAGGGCGAACATGACTCCAGTCCTGCCGGTTATACCCCACTCTGGAGGATCATTCTCAGCACCTTGCTGGCGGAATACTGGTTTGTCGCCATGGTCATAGACGGTCCATGAGCCATCGTTCCATCCGACCCTTCCGACACTAACGGTCCTGCTACCCGCAGTTATTCCATATCTGAGAAGGCTGGATACGTCCCCAGAAGCATCGATGACAGCAGTCCTCTGCTTCTCCATGAGGTCCCTCGTTCCGTTGTAGCCGACGACCATGCCGACCCAATCTGGTCCCTTTCCAGCGTTTCCACCGCCGCCTCTTCTTATGGTGGTGACTTCAAACGCTGCCATGAACGTATCAAAGTCCTCCTCATCTAAGCCTGCTGTCGATTTGCCAGCGGCTTCCCATAATTCAGGGTACATCTCTGCGACGAACTCTGAGAACTTCTCTGTGAACTCCTCATTGCTCCACCCTGTTGCATTCATTATTCGATCTATCTGTTGTTCATTCGATGTCATCTTTTGATCACCTATTGTTAGGTTTCTAGCCAGAACCCGATTCAGATATAACCTCTCTCAATATCAATTGATTGAGCAGTGGAATTCATCTAACATGATTACCGTCTTCAAGACATCATCATGTGATTTAGGATTGGATATCCTCCCGTTGAACTCACGGGCAGTCATGATGCCTTTCGGATCTCTGTTGATCGTCTCCATCCCCTCGATCATCATCAATATGGATGATATCTCATCAGGCTTGGTGTATCTTCTTCTGAATGGTATCCCCTTTGATTCGATGGCCTTGCCAGCACTATCTCTCACTCTCTGATACGCTCCTTGGGGAAACCATATCTCAGTCCTGATGAGATATCCAGACGGCTTAGACTTGCTTCTCTCGCACCTAACCCCTGCTCTAAGGGAGGAGGCGAGAGCGACGAGGTGTCTATCATCCTCAGTCAAGATCGGCATAGCCTAACTCCTCCGCTCCCAAGCAGTCATTGATTCCAGCCGATGGTGCGAGCCCTGTTATCTTGGCATCGGCATACGGACCGATGTCCCCCCACCCAGATGATACGATGCTCGCCTTGACGAATAACGGCGTCTCGACCCTGATAGCCTCGCCATCTTGTCTCTTGTAAGGGGCGCAGTAGTGGTTGAAGTCGAATGGGGATTCGCACTCGGCCACCTTGAGGTAGTCGAAGCCGTCTCTCGCTCCAAGGGCCCATAGAAGCCTCGGAGGTCCTCCGGTGTTAGATGGGACCACTCTGCCGCTCAACACCCTAAGGATGCGCTCTGATGGCTTCTCTGGCACTACCAGCACGACTTCTTGCATGGTGTTCTCGTATGACAGCATGGACGCGCTGTTCCTGAGAAGATACGGCTGTCCAGTGGCTGCATATCCATCAGAGAGGTGCGGACCATCTAGGACTTGCATCGGCTTCAATGCCCATGGCGGCATGGACTCCATGCTCTTACGACGCCTGAAGAACGTCCATGATGGGTCATCAGGAGACAGCCAATCGACCATCATCATGGGGTTGTCCCTGTTCTCCGCATAGTCGCACAGGAATATGCCATAGGGGACCGAGGCTATCGATACCCATCCCTCTGCCCAATCCACATCCTCGATCTCCACCCCACCCACATCGAACACCTTGACGCCAGCAGGGGTGTTGTGGAGTGTGACATACACTCCCTCGACAGATTCCGCGAAACACTTGCCGAACTTGACGCTCTCGGCGGACATCACTATGGATGGGGATGGTATCACCAATGGATTACCGAGCAGCGGTCTTATGGTCGAGTAGTCGAATGACCCTAAGGAGAGTGTGTTGAGAGTGTTCTCCATGCCGAACAGATTGACGGATGTCCTCACTTGATGGAACGGTTGTCCGTATGCCTTTGATATGCCTTGCATCACATCCCTCCTATTGACCGGCGAGGCTCTCACACTCAGCCTCATCAGCATGGCAAAGAGATCGATCCTCGATATCCTATCGAAGCACGGTCGAAGCATATCTGCCCTGCTCTCATTGTCATCTGCATCCAATATCATGCCTATCCTCCTCACAACTGAGGCGGAGTCGATTGATGTCGATTCGGTTTCTGACAGCGTGGAGAGGAGATGGATCGGGTCTGGATCGTCATACACCTCCTCTGGATATGCGTCTGTGAGGAGAAAGAAGACTTCCCTGAAGTCCTCATCGGACATCCTCTTTCGGCCATCAACGGGATACAGGAAGGATACTGCGACATAGGGATCTCTGCAAGCAAGGATGTTTCCGCATATGACTTCGCTTCTTCTTCTGAGTCTGTTGTTGGAGAGTATCCTCCATGATTCCGCCAATGATCTGAATGGCAGCATCACAACCATTCCTTGAATAGGTCCTCATAGATGTCCTCGTCCTCGATAACATCCATGATGGCATCCTTGCCCTCCTTGCTGATGAACCATCTTTCCCCCTTAGCGCCCTTGTTGGAAACCATGGGTGTGACGCTCTTTCCAATCGGCTTGCCGTCCACCACCACCTTACCAGAAATGAATTTGACGAATGACTTGGAGGCAGGGACTCCCATCGCATTCGCAGCGATATAGACGCAATCGAAGCACAGAGACATGGGAGTCCTGTTTGCTATCTTCCTCGACGCCGACCATATGTCCTTAGCCAACTTAGCAACAGGCTCTGGATCAGATGCTATTAGGATACAGGCGCTGTCGATGATGTCGTGGTGACGCTTGGCGAATGAGGATATGTCTTCCCAATCAGGACTCTCCATCTATCGTGTCCCCCTCCACTATCTTCCATGCGTCATCGTCATCGACCACTGTTGACAATGCGTCTCTAAGTCTGATTGCTTCATCCCTCGTAATAAAGAATCCAACTTTCGTGTATCCAACATAGCCCGTTCTCGACGGCACTACTCTATTCATCCTTATGTTCATGACACGATCTGCATAGGCATTTGTGGTCATGATGTGAATTTCCTCGCCTGTGTGGAGGGACGGCTCTATGACATGATGAATCTCATTGTTGAAGTTGTGAGTCCTGTTGCTCATTCTTCCTCTCCCCTATCCATCTCTCTTTCCTGACGCAAGGCTGCGCCTCTTGAATCGACATAGACATGGAGCCCATCCCATTCCTTAGTGAATCCGACCTTGTTGCATATGGGACACTTCTTGTTCTCTATCTTGTGAAGCACGACACCCGGCTCCGGCGGCTCTATGCGAACGATGGTCCCACACTTCTTGGAGCATACAGCAACGTCCCCTATCCTGTCCTCTGGTATGTTGAGAGGATTGTGATCTATGTCATACGCCGATATGATGTTGACTTGGACATCCCACTCTAAGGCATTGGCGAGAGCGACGATGAAGTCATGCTGATCCCATATGGACACCATGGCATCCGGCCTCGGCCTACTGGTGAACATCTCGATGAATGTGAGAGTCTGATCCCCTGTCCTCTCATACACTCCCACTCCGGGCAGCGTCCATCTTCCATGTGGGGCAAGACTGTTGAACAGCCTGTAAGCCCAATGCACTTGTTCCTCTGTCACTTCCATACTCATTCAAACACCCACTTTCTGCACATGGCACACTCAAGGGTCGGCAATACCTCTCCTGTTGATAGATTCTTTCTGGGCTTTGATGGTCGCATCTTACTGCCACACTCGTTGCAGTATGTATGAAGCACTATCTCAACGTCGTTGCTGTCTTTCATACACCACCCTCTCCGCACGTTTCCTGTCCTCTGGATCTGTGAATGGATTCTCCGCATTTGGATTATTACGTTTGTAATCATACCATGAATCTGAATGATTGTAGCCGTCCGTCGGTGATGTCATGCATCGCCCTCCAACTCTTTGTCCGTCATGGTCGATAGAGACTTCAGCCATCTCCTTACTAGGAATGGATGTTGATGTCTCTCATCCTCATATCTCCTAACCCAATCCTCTGCCGTCCTTAGACGGGAGTCAAGGGCATCAAGGGCATCCGATCTCTCGACACCAACGAGGTCTGAGAACTCCGCTGAAGCCAGAAGCGAACCGCGCTCTGCCCTTATCTCTGCGATAATCTCCCTCCATGGGTTGGAGAGCATCCTGTATCTCCTCTCGGCGGCTATTGCCATCCCTCTTGCGTCTGCCATGGTTATCTTCCACACTGGAATAGGATATATCCTCTCTCTATATCCACTCGTCTCCGAGGCCGTATGAGCCATCCTCGCTCATCTCGTCATTCATGTCAACAACTGGTTGCTTCCTGAAGACCTTGGGCTCTCCGCATACTGGACATGGCTCATCATCATCTCTATCCAAAGTCGGTGAGCCACATGCATCACAAGATTCGCCTGCCCACCACAACGAGGACAAAGGATCGAATGCACCTCTCTCCTTGGACCCCATGGATTCCTTCAATTCTTCTGGTATCAAACGAGATACATTATCCATGTCGATCATACCGGGTATGGCATCCCAATTGGACGCTGCGAATCGATTCTTTATTTCCTCTAAGAGACTCACGTCTTCAGGCTCCTCCGACATTGGCGACACATTTACCAGAGTCCTGTCCTTGAATAGCGTGACGCAAACCCATCCTCTCTTTCCTGATACAGGATCGAAGGCAAGCATGGGGTGAGCCTTTGACGACAAATCGATAGGAGCATCAAGCATAGGGAATATGACGAGGGGGTTCCTCTTGTCCCATGCCATCCCATCCTCGGTTCCTGAAACATCTGACTTCAATGGAACGTCTCCTGTCGGATTTACCATAAGAAGAACCTCCGCCCATCTGGCGACTCCTATGAAGATGGGAACCTTGGGGGCCTTTGGTATTTCAATCACTTCTTTCCCTCTGTATCTCACATGCCATATCATACAGCATCGATGCTGCCTTCTTGGCCGTAGCATTGATCTCTATCTCCGCCTTCTCATCGTCAGCATCCCTAGCCAACAGCCACTTGGTGGTCTTGGTCGTCTTGCCATTGAATGATGTCTGGGCTGGTATCATCCTCATCCATCCGGGAGGAGCCCCGAACACCTGAGATGCCCATACCCATACCTGCTTCGCATCCCTTCCCTTAGGACGCTTGTTGAAGATGACATCCTTAGGACCGACTTGGTATGTCTTGTCACTTTTACTGCTCATTCATCCTCCCCTCCTGCTGTCACTACAATATTCCAATGCTTAGTGTATTGATCGTTGAATCTGCTAATCTCTCCACTCTCTATGTATTCGACCTCATAGACAGGACGATACCACTCAGGCTCATACTTTATCACCTTGACAGGCTCTCCAGTGTGCTTGTTGACGAGTATGTCACCAACCTTGAAAATCATCTCACCACCTCCATGTTCTGAAAGCAGTCCTTACAGAATAGCGATCCATCGTGGCTACCCCACATGACTCTCCTCTTGTTGCATTTCCTGCAATGCTCGATGATTCTCGTACTCATGGGGTATCCCACCTGACATATGGCTTCGTTATCATCCTAGTCTTCAGCACCCATGCATTCATCCTTGCATCTTTCCTAAGTCTGTGATCTGTTGAGAGCCATCCTGAGACGACTCTCTTAGATGGCACTCTGGCTCCCTTTGAGTCAACCAGCAAATCCATCAGAGTGTTGATGTCCATTGGACCCCTCTCATGTATCTTCCTGACACAGAAGTCCTTCACTGCATCCTTTCTGGGTCCAGTCATTCTTCCTCCTCCTTTGAGCAGTATCTGCAA